ACTGACCCACCACGACGCCGCTTTCTGCCGCGCATAGCCCTTGTGCTCCAGTGCGACCCATTCGCGATGCGTGATCATCCCGCAGCGGTACTCGACGCGCAGGGTCGGCGGCGCGCCAGGATCCGAGGCCTTGCGGTGCTCGTGGTAGGTGACCGAGGAGACGCGGATCCACTGCGGCTTGCCGTTCGATAGGATGGCCAGCGTGGACGCCGTTCGGTCGATCTTCGGCGGCGGAGGAGGCGGGAACTCGTGACCGCACTCCTGGCATTCGCGCGCCGAGATCGGGACGAAGCACTCGCAGGCCGGGCAGGTCTTCACCGGCGCCTGCCCCTCCTCGTCGCTGCGCTTCGGCTTACGCGGGTTGATGAGGTCCACCGGCCCGTGCCGCTCGATGTTCCGGGCGAAGTCGAGGACGAGGCAGTTGTCCTTGCCCGGCGCCAGGCGGCTGCCGCGCCCGGCGATCTGGACGTAGAGCCCCGGCGATTGCGTCGGCCTGGCAAGCGCGATCAGGTCCACCGCCGGCACGTTGAAGCCGGTCGTCAGTACGCCCATGCTGGCCAGCGCCCGGATCTTGCCCGCCTTGAAGTCTGCCACGATCCGATCGCGCTCCCCTGCAGGGGTGTCGCCGAAGATGTTCTCGCAGGTGTAGCCCCGAGCCCGGACGAGATCCCGGATGTGCTGGGCGTGCTGGACGCCGGCGCAGAAGAACAGCCACGCCTTGCGGTCCTGCCCGAGGGCGATGGTCTCGTCGACGACGGCCCGGTTGATCGCCTCAATGTCCACCGCCCGCTCCAGCGCGCCCGCGATGAACTCGCCACCCCGCGTGGCGACGCCGGTCACGTCCAGCTTCGTCTCGGTCGCCTTCGACACCAGCGGCGAGAGATAGCCCTCCTCCACCGCCCGGCGCATGCCGTACTCGTAGGCGATGCCGTCGAAGATCTTGCCGTCGCCCTGGTCCAGCCGCCCGCTGTCCAGGCGGTACGGCGTCGCCGTCAGGCCCACCACCTTCAGGTACGGGTTGATGACCTCCAGATCGCGCAGGAACTTGCGGTACATCGTGTTGGAGGTGCGCGGGATCAGATGCGCCTCGTCGACCAGCACGATGTCGACCTTGCCGAAGCGGGTCGCGTGATCGTGAACGGACTGGATGCCGCAGAACACGATCTGCGAGCGGTAGTCCCGACGCCCCAGGCCGGCGGAGTTGATGCCGAGCGGCGCCTCCGGCCAGAGGCGGAGCAGCTCCTCGGCATTCTGGCGGATCAGCTCGCGGACATGCGTCAGCACCAGGATCCGGGTGCCAGGCCACTCCAGGCACCGGCGGCAGGTGTCGGCCAGGACCAGCGACTTGCCGGTGCCGGTCGGCAGCACGATCAGCGCATTGCCGGGGCGTTCCTGCCACCAGCCGAAGACGGCCTCGATGGCCTCGGTCTGGTAGGGTCGCAGCTTGATCACGGCGTCGGCTCCGGCTTCTCGTCCCGGCCGTCGGTCCAGGTCGTGCCGTCATGCATGGCGTAGGAGATCCACTCTCCCCCCTCACCAGCATCGACCTGCACCCCAGCAACGAGGTCCGGAATGTAGCGGTGATCCCCGCAGGCGGCCTTCTGGTCGCCGATCGAGAGGATCTTCTCGTGCCTGTCGCAGACCCAGGTGCCGTCATCGACAGGCGTCGACCACGCGCAGGTGCGGCAGCTCACGTCGGGCAGCGCTTTGGCCTGGCAGGTGGCCTGGTGGTCGCAGTAGCGGCACAGGAACCACGCAGGGTCGGCCGAGATCCGCTCGGGCGGGCGAGCAGCCCGCACGATGCGCTGGCCCTTCGCGACCAGCTTCAGGGCCTCGGCCTCGTCGTGCTCGACCCGCTCGCCATACAGCTCGTCGGTGTCCTTGCAGACCGCAAGGTAGAGGGCGCGCGTCATGCCGGTCAGGTGCATGTAGACCTGCATCTGGGCCCAGTGCTGCGGCTTCGCCTTCCGAACGCCATCAGCCTTCAGCTTGGTGAAGGACTTCATGTTGTGCGTCTTGAACTCGAGGGCGTGCCAGGTCTTCGGCGCCTCGGGGATCCCGATCGCAGCGCCATCCAGGGAGCCCGAGAAGTGTCCACCGGCGGCGGAGACGGAGATCTGGCGACCGGTCTCGGGATCGGTCTCATGGACCGTCACGCCGATGCGGCGGAGGTCGGCGATGAAACGGGCCTCGGCCATGTGGCCAGTCTGGAACAGCCGCAGCATGCGGCCGTCGAATTGCGGCGTCGACGCCCAGCGGAACGAGAGCCAGAGGGCGCGATCGCACTCGCCGCCGATCAAGGACGCGCCGAGGTGCCCGCGCCGGTGGTCTTCGCGCGCGGCCTCGTAGGCGGCGTAAATGGCGCCGACGGTGGTGGTGCGGATGGGCGGGATGGGTGCCATGGTCCTGCGCTCGCGAGAGGGGTGGGCGGGACCGAAGCCCCGCCCGAGTAGATCAGCGGCGATGAGCGGCCCAGGGCGGCGCCTTCGCGCCGGCGGACGCGGTCGGAGCCGGGCGGGCGGCGGCACCATGCGCCGGACCCTGCGTCGGAGCGTGCGCCGGAGCCTGGGGAGCCCCGCCGTCCTGCGCCGACAGATACGTCGCGCGGTTCTGCAGCTCGCCCGTATCCTTGCGCTTGCTGACGCCCATGCGGACCTTGATCGGCTTGAAGTGCAGCTCCTCGGTGTCCTCGATCGCCACCATGCCGCAGGCGCGGGTGAGCGACGTCAGGGCCTTGTTCGCGATGTCCGCCGCCTGCGGGTTCGCGTTCCAGATGTTCAGCCGCTCCCAGTACTTGCGGCCCTGGTGCTCGCCATCGAGGATGTCGAACTCGAGCCAGACGTACTGGCCGCTGCCGTCCTTGGTCGCGCGGACCTCGGACTGGACGACCTGCATCAGATAGTCGCCGACGGGGAGGACGCTGTTCGTGTCCTGGCCCTGCTGGTTGGAGCTGTCGAAGGTAAAGCCAAGGCGTGCCATTGTGTGAGATCCCTTCTCGGTTTCAGGCTTCAGACTGGATGTTCGTCATCGCGTCCATCAGGAACGCGGAGAACTTCGAGTAGTCGAGGGGCAGCGTGTCGGGCAGTGACCAGCGAGACTTCGCGTGCCAGCCCGGCCGTTCCTGCGTGTAGATCACGCGATCGCCGTTCCCGACCGCCCGCGTGACCTTCTGGTTGAAGCCGACCTCCGACTTCACCGTGCTGTACCGCTGGTTGGCGAACAGCAGCACGTCGCACCACTCGGTGACGACGCTCGCCACCGCCGAGTGCAGGTCGAGCTGGTAGCGGTCGTAGGGGTCGGCCAGCGGATCGTCGAAGCGCTTGATCTGCGAGTGAGCGAGCAGGATCACCTGCATGCCCTTCTCGTTGCGAAGCACGTCCAGGCCGTCGAGGATCTGGCGCCAGTAGTCGACGGCGGCCTTGTAGCCCTTGCCGTAGCCGATGGCGTCGATCGTCGCGACGTTGTTGTCGGCGGCGACGCGGCCGTGAACGAGGCGCTCGGTCCAGTCAGCGCTGTCGAGCACGACCGTCCGGAACTTGTGCTCCTCGCTGATCAGCACCGCGATGCAGTCGATGACATCCTCGAAGGTCTTGCAGAGCGGGAACGCGTCCGACTGGATCGCGTCCAGGCCCTCCTCGGTCGGGATGAAGACGGGCGCATCGGCGCCCGCCGCGAACGTGGTCTTGCCGATGCCGGCCGTGCCGTAGAGAACGATGCGAGGCGGTCGGGCCACGCCAGTGCGGCGCAGCGAGTTCAGGCTGATGGCCATGGGTTTAATCCTCCGTCCGGATGATGGTGACGCTCGTCTTCGCGGGCTCGACCGTCAGCGCGCCAGAGCTGGCGAGCAGGGCGTAGATGGCGGGCTCGTTGTTCGCGAGGTACTTGATGCCGGTGGTGTCCAGCTCGCGCTTGATCTTCACCGGGCGCAGAGCCTCGGGGATGCGATCGACAATCTGGTCGAAGCGCTTCAGGTCCAGCTTGCGGTTCAGCTTACCAGTGATGGTGACCTTGTAGGGGCCGATGTTGTGGGTGTCGGCACCCTCGGCCTTCGCGCCGAGCAGGGAGATCAGCTCTTCCTCGATCGCGATGCGCTGTTCGGTGGCGCTCTTCTCGAGCGAGCGGGCGGCCATCAGGTCGGCGGCGACGTCGTCGAGGGTGCGGTTCTTGATGGTCATGGCAGCGGTTCCGGTTCGGTTCAGGTTGTGGTGCGCTTCGTGGCGCGTCACGTCCCGAACATAGGCACCGCGTTGCCGTCCTGTCAACACCCCTGTTGACGTATTGACAGCGGTCGGCCCGGTCGCACATCTTCCACGCCACACCAGGATGTCCGCGCCGCCGGTAGACGAGCGTGGACGTATTTTCAACGCCTTGAGCGCCGATATGCGAGGGTAACCGGAATGAACCTGAAGGACTGGCTCGCTCGGAATGAGCGAACCTACGCGGATTTCGCCGAAGAGATCGGGGTCTCCCGCGCTGCGGTCTGGCGCTGGGTGCAGGGCAATCGCACCCCTCACCCGCGCCTCGCGCTGCTGATCGAGAAGCATACAGACGGTCACGTTCCTGTGACCATCTGGGCGGAAACGGATCACCTACCCAAGGGCTCCGCCGCCCTCATCCGGTGGATGCGCGCTCAGGGGGTCACGGCCTCCGCCACCGCCAGCGCGATCGGCGTCCACCACACCTCCATGCACCAGTGGCTGCGCGCCAGCGTCGTGCCGTCGCCGGCCTCGCTGGAGGCGCTGAACGAGCACACCGGCCTCGGCCTGAGAGCGTGGGACTTCACATGACCCTGCCAATGCAGCTGCTCGTCATCAAGATCGCCGGCGAGCCCCAGGCCAAGGGCCGCGCGCGCATCGGCCGACTGCCCAATGGCCGCGCCGTCGCCTTCACGCCGCAGAAGACACGCATGTACGAAGCGATGATCCGGCACGAGGCGCAGACCGCGATGGCCGACGCCGGCGTGCTGCCCTTCGAGGGCCCTGTCCGCATCGAGGTCGACGCGCAATTCGGGATCCCGCGTTCCGCCCCGAAGCGGTTCGTCGCCGATGCGCTCGCGCAGCGCGCGTTCCCGATGAAGCGGCCCGATCTCGACAACACCGTGAAGGCGGCGCTCGACGCGCTGAACACGGTGGTCTTTCGCGACGACGCTCAGGTCGTCGAGATCGTCGCCCGCAAGACCTATTCCCAGCAGCCCTGTTTGACCGTGACGGTGGCACCCCTCTGATGTCCGACAGCCCCAACTATTTCGCGCTCCATGGCGAGCGTCTGATCGACAACGGCTACTCGATCATCCCGATCATGCCCGGCAGCAAGAAGCCTGGCGTCTGGTCGTCCTCCGCCGGCTGGCGGAACATGCAGAGCTGGGAGCGCTACCTCAACCAGCCCGCCAATGCCTATCAGGTGAACCTGTGGAAGCGCTGGCCCGGCGCGGGCATCGGCATCATGTGCGGCGACGTCGTCGGCTTCGACATCGACACGCTCGACGAGGAGCTGTCCTTCCGCCTGCGCTCCTGCATCGTCGGCGTGCTGGGCGAGACGCCTGCAGTGCGCGTCGGCCGCGCGCCGAAGATGATGCTGAACTACCGCGCCGTCGGTGGGCGCATGCGCAAGCGCCGCGTCGGCCCCCTCGAGGTGCTCGGCGAGGGCCAGCAGTTCGTGGCCTACGCCACGCACCCCGACACGCAGAAGCCCTACGCGTGGCCGATCGAGCACCTGGCGGACATCCCCCTGGAAAATCTCCCGCCCTGCACGCCCGAGCAGCTGGAGGAGGTGCTGCGGCGCGTCCGCGAGATCATGCCGCCGGACATGGTGGGCGCGGCCGACCAGCCCCAGAGTGGCGCGGCGCCGATGGCCAACCCCGTCCTGGAAGGCACGCCCGAGGCGGTCGCCCTGGCGCTCCAGGCCATCCCGAACCCCGACCTGCACTGGGAGGATTGGAACC